TAAAACGGCACTATTAGGCGGTAGCGATACCATTACCGCCAGGGCCCAGATAAGGGGCTCAAGCTCATTATTAGACTCAGTTAGATTTGCTATTAGTTTATTCCTATCAAGCGAAGAAGAAGCCGAAAAGATATGTTTTGAAAACGGTGTTGATTTAGACCGCTTTAGAGTTATTAAAGCGGGGATTGTTAAAACCAATAGCGGCGAAGTTGATACTAGCCTTATTACGCTCTTTAGAAAAGATGCTATTTTAGAAGTTTATGATGGTCAAAAGTCTATTTTGTGGGATTGATCAATGGTACACCCATATGTGCAATAATAGTACACCCGTGTGTACAATAATGGTATACCCATATGTGCATATATCCATAATAATAATAATATTAGGCTTAATGCTTCGCATACGCCTAATTAGTAATACTATTAGGAAAGGTAAGTTATGGAATTAGAAGATCGTTTTTGGTGGATTGAAGCCGGGGAAATACAGGACCCACGGCATTCAGCATGCGTGCATGTTAACGTGCATGCACGGATGAGCGATTATAAGAAGTTAAAAGGCTATGCATGGAAGTGGTTTAGGCATGCATGCGGGCAAGGCGATATAAGTAGTAGGGATAAAATAATACTTTGGGCTATTACGGAAAGGCATAGGGCTGCAAGTTTTTCTTGTAGGGATAGTTTTAGTTATTTAGGCAAGATGACGGGCTTATCCCGTGGTAGTGTTAGAAAGGCTATAGACTCATTACAGAAGCATAAATATATATGGTTGGTCCCGGAATGGGAAAGGCGAGTTATTAAGAAGTCCCTAGGCGCTACTAGAAAGCATATCTTATTAGTAGGCTTAGGGTACCTTATAGAGAAAGAAGAGCGTTAGAGCTTGTCTTTGTTGCCCTTTCTTAGGTTTTTAGCAAAAAGCTGCACCAGGTGTTTAGTTCCTTTAGGAATCCAAACAGTAACCCTTTGCAAGCCTTTTTCTAATTGCCTTTGGAAATAGTCATCTTGATGTTTAAATTTGTTGTTTTCTTCTTGCATAATTTAACTTCCTTTTTTTCCTTATTAGTTCTTTAGTATCGTTTAGGGCTTCTTGTAGGTTGTCCCATAATTCATTTTTAGCGGTTTTAGTATCTTCTTTGTTTAGCTCAGTTAGTATTATTAGGTCTCTTTTCTTTGGTATCCACGTTAGCCAATATTGCTTGTCCTTATCGGACCATTCCCATTTAATAACCTTATTGAGTAAATCGGACTTATAAAAACACGTCATTCTTTTAGCTGATAACTAAAAGCTATATTTTCTAAAACCTTTTTAAGCAGCTTAAATTCCTTTTGCTCTTCTTCGGTTAGTGTTTTAGCTTCAAATTTCTTATATAAATATCCTAGGCGGTAATCGTGCAAGATATCTAAAAAAAGCTGCACTTCTTCGCTATCGCTGAACATTATTCTTCGTATATCCATTTAGAGTTCCTCGATGGTATTAAATAACTTATTAACATAACTTTTAAACATTAATGGTAATTCTGAAAATTCTTCATCTATGCCCAAAAATCCCTTTTGTTGCTTTTCTAAGAATTCTATAAACTTTAAAAATTCTTCTTCTGTTAGCCCATTAGTAAAGACTTCTAAAAAAACCGTTTCTATGGCTTGTGTAAGCTTCTCATAGCCTTTTTTAGTCAATCCTAGTTCATCAAAGTATTTATAATTAAACTTCATTTTTATTAGTCTCTTAAATCTTCTAGCCAATCCTTACATGGTCTTTGACTAATATAATAATGTGCATAAGGATCGCTTAAACGATACTCATTAAGCATTTCTTTTGCGTACTTTCGCCCCTCTGCAAATTCATCAACTGTTTCAATGTTTGCATAGTTGTCTTTTCTATTAATATAAATCTTTTTACATTTCATCTTCATTAATCCTTTTAATTGAAAGTTTAAAATTACCTAACTCAATTAATTTATTATCCAGGTCCAAAAAGCAATCTTCTTTGATCTTTGAGAAATTTAACGGCTTATACATGGTATTTTTCATTAATGTATCCCATACATCCGTTAAAATGTCCTCTTCTTTATATGTGTTTATTAGATACTTTTCATCTTCTGTAATATTTTGCATAGTTTTTTCGCTCCATTTTTTTATAATAATAATTGTCTATCTCTTCAAGAAGTTTTAGATTAGTTCTATCACTAAAGCATGATGCTGCATTGGTTTTAAATATTTCTTTACCATCATTAACTAAGGTAATGTCAATGTGTACGGTTACTTCATTAGTCATTTATTCGCTCCCTTTTAAATATTCTTTCTTTTTTCTTCTCAGTTCACTCTTAAAAGCTGCCCGTGCTTCTTCTAATTCATAGCCTATATAATTGTTACTATGGTCTATTTCTATCCCATCGAAATGAATATATCCGGATATCTTTAAGGAAGATTCCCCGGTTATATGGCTTGTTACATACTCGCAAGTATATATATCAATATAATTTTCCATTTTTATGCTCCCTTTGAATAGTTATAATATTTTTCAGCATCTTGTATAAGTTGAATGTTTATTATGGTATCGCCGTCACATGTTGGCGGTCCATCATGGGGTCCATCATGTATATAAACAGACTTACCTATTAAATCGCTAGGCTCTTTTATTTCTTCATATTCGCCAAATTCAAAAAAATTAGTCACCTCGCAATCAATAGCAAACATATCCTTATTAAAGGTGCTGCAATAATCATTGTCAGCAAATTCTTCAAAATCCTTAGCAAACCTATCATTCCCTAAAGCTACAAGAATTCCGCCGCCGTCTACTGTTTCACATTTTATAACCTGGCTTTTAATTAATGTTTTCATTTTTATGCTCCTTTTAAAAAGTTTAATTGATCGCTTCTCAGCTTGTTGTTATGTTGGCATTTCATAGCGTATTTAATCAGCGCTAGAAAAGTATTAAATTTATGGCTTTCAATCTTTACGCCGTTGACAGTGGTTTTATATGTGCGCTTTTTCATTATTACGCCGCCACATCTGTATGTAGATCACTATTTGATAGTTGATCAAATGATTCAAAGTCAAAGCCCTGGAATGCTTTTTCTAGCTCTTCATGGTAATTAGCAACAACAGAATGTGCCAACACATAAGACTCTTTTAGATGGATTATTGATTTAACATCAATAGGTCCATTTTTCATGGCTTCTAATATGTGCTTGATAGCAAAGAATTTTGCTTCCTCGGTAATGGTTAGATGCCATTTAACAGATACATCCCATGTGTAGGCTGTAGATTCTCGCCAATCTTTAACGGATTTCTTTTCAAGATTAACAATCTTATCTCTATAATCCGGATGGTGATAAGTTAAACAATATAACCTGTCATATCCGTCTCTAACTATTTTTTTCATTTCTGATATTTTCATTTTTATTTGCTCCCTTATATAAAATAAAATGGTTATACCACCAAAGCCCCATATAAAACGGGGCTTATTTATGGTGGTTAGGTTATGAATAATCCGCTATTAATCTCCAATACATTTTTTTAAGTGTTTCATCTTCTTCCAATGTCCCGGCGAATTCGCATGATTTATGCATAATTTTTGCAAATAACAAAGTGATCTTGTTGTGATCGAATTTTGTTTGGCATGAATGAAACTGTTTTTCTAAAAGATTCCAAAGAATAAGGCTTTCTTCTTCTGTGATATCTATTGACATAGTTTCAGCCGGCTCAAAATATTTGCTAATCTCTTCTTGTTTTAATGTTTGCATTTGTTTGCTCCCTTAATGTTTATATGTACATAGTATACTATATTATATATATGTCAACATATTTGTGAAAAAAGAAGCAAAAAGATGTAGAATCAACATTTATATAGTAAAAGGATTATGAGCAAGGAAATCACAAGCGGAAGAAAAAGAAAGCTTAAAGACTTGACCGAGGATGATTATAAAATGATCATGGAAGCCGCCGGGAATGGTTTAAGTGAAAAACAGATCGCATTGCTGCTAGGTGTAAGTCAAAGCACAATAACTAGAGAAAAAAGGGCTAATAAGCATTTTGAACATGCAATAAAAAAGGGAAGAGTAAAAGCAATCAATGCTGTTAGCTCTAAACTTTTTGACAATGCAATGAGCGGAAAGGAAACTAGCGCCATCTTTTTTTTGAAAAATCGAGCTCCGGACCAATGGAGCGATAGACAGGAACCTAGTACTACTATTAATTTAAATCAGATAATTAATGATGCTAAGGATAGAATCAAACCGCCGTCAAACGTAAACATAATAGACGCCAAAAAAGCTAGTAATAAAAGCCCGGACCCTTTGATAACTAATCAAACGGACCGCATGCATGCAAGCATGATTGAAATTGAACCGGAGAAACAGAAAAAATGACTGAATGAGAATGATAATTATTCTCATTTAAAAAAATGACCCCCACGTCAAATTTGAAGTCGGGAGTGTCACTGAAAAAACACTTGAACTAATTTTTTTTTAAAAATATGAAATACGGAGCTAAACAAGAACAAGAATTAATGACCGAGATATGGTCATTGAATATCAAAGATAGTCCTCTTAATTTTGTAAAATTCGTGTTTCCCTGGGGACAAGAAGGTACCCCCCTTGAAGATTTTGATGGACCAAGGTCATGGCAAGAAAAAATTTTGAGAGATATTGGGGACCATATTGCTAGAAACCAAGTTCGTGATATGCCTGAAATGTTCAGACAGGCAATCGCTTCAGGCCGTGGTATTGGAAAGTCCGCATTAGTTTCTTGGTTAATTTTATGGATGTTATCTACCAGACTTGGTTCAACCATCATCGTAACGGCTAACACCGAACAACAGCTTAGAAGTAGAACATGGGCTGAATTAGGTAAATGGCTTACTTTGGCGATTAATTCTCATTGGTATGCAAAAACAGCAACAACCATAAAACCAGCAGCTTGGTTTCAAGAGGCGCTTGAAAGAGACCTAAAAATAGACACAGGATATTACTACGCACAAGCACAGCTTTGGTCTGAAGAAAATCCCGATGCATTTGCAGGTATTCACTCAAGTTATGGTGTTTGTCTAATTATGGACGAGGCATCCGGTATACCAGACCCTATTTACTCGGTATCTGAAGGTTTCTTCTCTGAACCTACCAAAGATCGTTATTGGTTTACCTTTTCAAACCCAAGAAGAAATACGGGCCCGTTTTACGAATCATTCCATGGCAAGCGTGCATTTTGGAAAACCATGCAGATTGACTCCCGTTCTGTAGAGGGCACTGATAAAGAACTGTTTCAAAAAATGTTAGAACAATACGGAGAAGATTCTACTGTAGCCCGTGTCGAAGTATTGGGTGAATTCCCCAGAATAGACGATGATGCTGTTATCCCGATGGAGTTGATACGGGCTGCTGTAGATCGTGAAGTAACACTAACAGCAAGCGAGCCGATTGTTTGGGGTCTTGATGTTGCTAGATTTGGTGGAGATAACTCTGCGCTATGCATCCGTCAAGGTAATACAGTCTTTGAAGTGAAAACATTTAGATCAATGGACCTTATGCAACTCTGCGGTGCGGTCAAGCACTTGTATGATGATGCAACCGCCATAGAAAAACCAACTGAAATATTGATTGATGTTATTGGTATTGGTTCGGGAGTGGTCGACAGACTCAACGAGCTAAATCTACCGGTAAGAGGAGTCAATGTTTCTGAGTCACCATCCACATCAAAGAACTATTTAAACTTGAGAGCACAACTTTGGTTTGATATGAAGGATTGGCTGGTGCAGCGTGACTGCCGTTTACCAAATGATGACGAGCTTGTCGCAGAATTGGCTGCACCTAGCTATAAATATACTTCAAGTGGAAAAATAAAAATAGAGTCTAAAGAAGAAATGAAGAAAAGAGGTGTGAAATCACCCGATAAAGCAGATGCACTTGCCCTCACCATGGCAAGCAGCGCATCAAGTTTTAGTGGTGGATCAAATTATTTTGGGTATAATTTCAGAAAGGATATAAAATCTCGTATCATACGAATAGGATAATTTATGCAGGAAGAAAAAAAAGACGGTTACTCTGATCTTGAAGTCGAAAACCAAGAAGAAAAAGTAAATACAGGCGAGAAAGTCATCGAATTGCAAGGGATACTGCAAAGTGAACTCGATGATGCTCAAGACTTCATTGATCAGATTGGAGAGGAGCGTGCTGATGCAACACGTTATTATCTTGGAGACGAGCCATCATCAGTATCCTCGCTACAAAGCGAATACGTCTCTACAGATGTGCGTGACAGCGTGCTCTTCATGCTCCCCTCCATCATGCGTACCTTTTTTGGCACTAAAAAAATCGTAGAATTTGTACCTAACGGTCCAGAAGACATTCCTGTAGCCGAACAACAAACCGATTACATTAATCACGTCATTACTCAAAAAAATGATGGATTTAAGGTTATGTATGACGTGTTCAAAGATGCATTAATCCGTAAAACTGGATTTGTAAAAGCATTCTGGGACGATTCGATCTCAGCAAGCACGCATGAATATACCAATATTGATCCTTTATCCTACCAAGCACTCGTACTTGATGAAAACGTAGAGATTGTTAAAGAATCGGTCACGATGGAAACCATAACCATCATTGACCCACAAACAAACGAAGAGATTACTCAAGAAAAACCAGCTTCTTATGACTTAACCATTCGTAGAATTAAAGCCAAAGACCAAGTATGTATTGAATCCATACCACCGGAAGAAGTCTTAATCTCAAGAAATGCTAGAGATATTAATACGGCACCCTATGTCGCACATAGAATGATTAAAACCGTAAGCGATTTGGTTGCTATGGGCTACGATCAAGAAGAAGTAGAACAATACGCAGGCAGTGGCGGTTATTACGACACCGATGGCTATGAAGAAAGAGAAGCCAGAAACCCATTTGAAGAAATTACTGCCACCGACAGAAGAGATACCGGCGGCAAGCAAGTTTTATACGTTGAGCATTATCTTTATTATGACTTAGACGATGACGGCATTGATGAACGCATCCGTGTTTGCACGCTTGGGAATGCGCTTGAAATTATTAATGTTGAGCAGTGGGACGATTTACCCATTGTTATGTTTTGTCCGGACCCAGAGCCACACACTTCAATCGGTTCATGTCCAGCAGACTACCTCATGCCGATTCAAGCAGCCAAGTCACAAATTATGCGTGATACTTTAGACTCACTCGGTCACTCAATATTCCCAAGAATGGGTGTTGTTGAAGGCCAAGTTAATATTGATGACGTACTCAACACCGATATTGGACAACCCATTAGAATGCGAGCACCTGGAATGGTTCAACCGTTTACGGTTCCATTTGTAGGGCGTGAAGCTTTCCCGGTCCTTGGTTATCTTGATGAAGCTAAGGAAAATAGAACAGGAGTATCTAAGGCATCCGCCGGATTGAATGCCGATGCATTACAATCTTCGTCTGCGGCGGCGGTTGCCGCTACCATGTCTGGCGCTCAAGGCAGAATTGAATTGATTGTCAGACATTTTGCTGAAGGCATGAAAGATTTATTTGGTCTAGTCAACGGCTTAGTGATCAAACACCAAGAAGCTCAAGATATGTTTAGACTTAACAATAAATTTGTTCCGGTTGATCCACGTTATTGGGACAGCGATAAAGATTTAAGTATCAATGTTGCTATTTCTAAAACCAGTGATAATGAAAAACTACAAGCGCTTACCGCATTTGCAGGCAAGCAAGAACAAATCTTACAAACCCTTGGTGTCAATAATCCAATGGTTTCATTACAACAATATGCAAACACTCTTTCAAAGATTATAGAGCTTGCAGGCTTCAACGATGTCAGTAGCTTTATGAATACTCAGGTTGCACCAATACCTCCGCAACCACCACAACCGGATGCTGCTGAAATGCTTGCACAAGCTGAAGCACAGAAGGCTCAGGTACAAGCTCAGAAAGCTATCATTGATGCAGAAACCGATAGAATGAAGATCATCATGGACGATGATAGAAACAGAGATATCGAAGAAGCGCAAATTAGACTTAAAGCGGCTGAACTTAATGCTAAGTACGGCGCACAAGTCAATGTTGCAGAAATTAACGCATTAATGGAGAGAGATCGTGAATCAATCAGGTCACTTGCAAAAACTCAAGCTCAGGGATTATTTAAAAACGCCAATGAAACTATATGATATTGAAGTTTTAGAAGGCGATATGGTGTATTGTGGTACAGAAATAAAAGCTAAAAATAGAGATCATGCGATCCAGCTTTTAATTTTAATGTCTGGCGGTCAAATCAATGAAGACTCACAGATATTAAGCTTTGAGGAGAAAACAATACACTAATGGCAATCAAGTACAGAGGCGAAACATTTCAACGCTACAACCAACCCAAAAGAACACCGGGCAAGTCTAAGAAATTTGCCGTACTTGCAAAAGATGGCGATGATATCAAATTAATTCGTTTCGGTGATCCAAATATGAGGATCAAAAAAAGCAATCCCGAAAGAAGAAAGTCCTTTCGTGCTAGACATAAGTGCGATACCAACCCCCCAAGCAAACTAAGCGCTAGATATTGGTCTTGTAAGAAATGGTAGGTATAATCCTACTATGGAAATAATAACAATACTTTTACTTGTGGGACTCGTAGGCTACCTTGTCTATGACAAACACAAAGATTACATCAAAGATAAAATAGATCGTTGGTTATGAGAGGTAAGTTCCCCAAAGTTAAAAAAACCAAAGCCGGTGTTCCCGTAAAATATGTTCGTGGCTCTAAGAATAAAAGAAAGACAGAGCGTGAAATAAAGAACACAGCTAGGTTATATGCAGAGGGTAAACTGACTGAATATCTAATGAATCAAATAACCAAACAGAGAAAGAACAGTGTCAAAAAAAAGTAAAGATAGTTCTAAAACCACACTTAAAAATATGTCCGATAAGTATGACGTACCGGTTGGCATATTAAGACAAGTGATGCGTAGAGGACAAGGCGCTTTTTTCTCAAGTGGTTCAAGGCCCGGTCAAACTCCAATCTCATGGGGTATTGCAAGAGCTAGATCATTTGCTTCTGGTTCTGGTGGTGCAAGAAAGGCTGACCAGGATTTATGGAAGAAAGTTCAACAAAATAGAAAAAGGAGAAAATAATGCCGCCGTATCACAAAGGAAAAAAGAAATCAGTTAAAAAGCCAATGAAAAAAAGCTATAAAAAAGGTAAGAAGTAATGCCATATTCAGAGTATTCAGCGAAACAAAAGAAACTTGCAGGCATAGCCCCGCCACGCAAAAAGATAACGGCTGCTGACTTCAAAAAACTTAGAATGGCTAAGAAGAAAAGAAAATGAAGAAAAAAGTAAAAGCTCCAAAGGGTTATCATTTTATGAAGGACGGTAAAACTTTTAGATTGATGAAAAATAACGGTAAGTTTGTACCACACAAAGGAGCATCCACTTCGGCTGAGTTTGAAGTTATAACTAAACACAAGTGAGTAAGCCTGAGAAAAAAATTAGATTTGATACCTTTGCTGAATTAAGCAAGTACATGGAAGAAAATACTAAGAGGCAAAAATCTAAAAGCAAAAATGGAAAAGCCAAACGAAAATAAAGGTCTGTTTTGGGACCACATTAACAAAACATTTTATCGTTGGCATGAATTAAAACTGTTAATGCAGGAAAGAAGATTAAAAGAAAATGAAACTAAACAAAATAAAGAATCTGGTAACTAGCCTAGCACCGACACTCGGCGCAGCGATTGGTGGCCCTTTGGGTGGTCAAGCTGGTCAAATACTATCTCAAGTCTTAGGTGTAAAAAACTCTCCTGTAGAAATAGAAAAAGCAATTAATAATCTTACAGCCGAGCAAATGCTTGAACTTAAAAAAGCAGAAAAAGATTTTCAATTACAAATGAAACAGTTTGAGATAGATATTTATTCTTTAGAAACTGAGGACACCCAACACGCTAGAGAAAAGTTTAGTGGTGATTGGACACCTAAGTTTTTAGGATCATTAACCTTGGTTGGTTTTATTGGTTATATCTTTATGATTACAGCCTATCCAATAGATGATAGTTCAGACGATATCGTCATGCTTATTCTTGGTTATCTATCAGGTATAGCTTCAGCAGTTATATCGTTTTACTTTGGATCAAGTAATAAGGAAAAGAAATAATTTATCTTACCGAGATAAAAGTAACTACCTCTGATAATAAAGTTAAAATCTTTGATGGCGGCAATATTATTGCCAACTCATTTAAAGAAGCAGAGGCAAAAGCAAAAAAAATGAACCCAGAGTTAAAAGTTATAGGTGAACTGGTTGCTTTTGTTTCATGCATTTACGATAATTAGGCAATGAACTGGGACGATTATCCGAACTTTAACGAAAATGAATTTGCATGCCAGCATTGTGGCGAACATGGCATGAGCGAAGATTTTATTGCTAAGTTACAGAAACTAAGATCAGACGTTGGATTCCCATTTAAAATTACCTCTGGATATCGTTGCAAAGATCATCCGATTGAAAAGAAAAAAACAAACCCTGGAGCTCACAGAGACGGCATAGCAGCCGATATTGGAGTAAGAGGGTCTAAAGCCTACGAGATTATAGAAAAGGCTCCTAAATACGGCTTCACAGGTATTGGAGTCAACCAAAAAGGCGACAGTCGATTTATACATCTTGATACCTCAGTGCAAAAAAACTACAGACCAAGACCTTGGATTTGGAGTTACTAATATGGAGATTTCAGGTTACATTGTTTGGAACATCATAGTAACCTTGATCTTGGCTCCTCTAGTTTATGGCATAAGAAAAAACGAAACAGAAATTAAACGTGTTGATATTTTGGTTAACAAAACCAGAGAAGAGGTGGCTAGAGATTATTTAACAAGAAATGAGCACACAATAGAGTTTCAAAGATTAATAGACAAAATAGACAAACTTGATGCTAAAATAGATAAACTAATTACGAAATAATGGATAAAGATTACATAGAATCACTGAAAGAAAGATTAATGGCCCTACAAAACATGATGGGTCAAGGAACCGGTATAGGTTCAACACCGCAAACAGACCCTACTTATTCAAGTGGGTTTGAATATGCTAGATCAATAGCTGGCGGTATGCCTTTCGAAGATGTAGTTCAAGAAGGCATGATGTTTAGTCCTGAATATCCAATGGGTATTACACAATCTGAACTTGATGAACTAAACAGATTTAGGTCTGAAGGCCCAGTGCCTGTTATGCCAGAAGCGCCATCTATGGGCGAAGAGTTGATTATGGAAGATCAAATGCCATTTGCACCGGCTGGTACACCAGAGCCAACCATCTTTGGACAAACACCCCCACAAGATTTTAAACCTGACTTTGATTTCTTGAGAGATTTAATTTCTGGTAAATCTCCAGTTATGGGTGTAGAGCCAACAGCACAAGATTTAGAATTACTTAAACAAGAAGAACGTGATTTAGAAAGAGAATCTGAGCTTGCACAACTTGAAAGTCTTGCTAAAACCGGGGCGGGTCGAGAAGTTCCTGTTATGCAAGCCCCTGTAATGCCTCAAGCTCCAGGAACAGTTCCATCACAATTTATACCTTCAATCCCAGGCATACCAACACCATTACCAATGCCTATTACACAACCAACTCCACCAGTTCAACAAATGCCTATGCCGGTATTCACACCTCCACCAGTACCATCTTTATTGAGCATGCCTCAAGTAAGAACAGAAGAAATTGTTTCTCCAATCGTTACTGGTAGTAGAAGATTTGTACCGCCAAGCTTAATAAATTTAGTATAAATGCCAACACACGAAGAAGTCGTCAAGGCTGAACAAGCCGAACAAATATTAACCTCAGACGTATTTAAGGATGCAATAGAAAACCTTAAAAGAGAATATGTAGCGCATTGGTTAAACTCTCGTGATATAAAAGATGTGAATATCAGAGAGGACTTACATAGATCAATTTTATTAATACCTGAGATAGAAAAACATCTTAGAATCATTGCAGAGAAAGGCAAACTCACAAAAGCCCACATAAATAAGATTAGAAGCGTAGGCTAAATCTTTCACTTTTATAAATAATTCATATAAAATACTATAAAAATACAATATAGGAGTATTTATATGAGCAATAACGGAAAACCGACTGCTTTACAAACTGACCGAGAGCTTGCTACTACGGCGTTTGAAAGTTTCTTGACCCCCGAAGAGGATAAGGTCGAAGAGGCAGTCACAACAGAAGTAGTAGAAGAAGTCATCGAAGAAGATGAATTACCTGAAGCAGCAGAGCTTGAAGAAGACGTTGCTGAGGATGAAGAAGCCGAGGTCGATGAAGAAGAATTAGATTCTCACGAGGAACAAGTAGAAGTTTCTGAAGAAGAGCAACCCACCCTCCACTCAGTTAAAGTGGATGGTCAAGAACTAGAGGTCACGCTTGATGAATTAGTGAACGGATACTCTCGACAGCGAGATTACACACGCAAGACTCAAGAACTGTCAACTCTGCGAAAAGAAGTAGAACAAAGACAAAACGAGTTAGCGGAAAAAGATGCTATTTATGGTGACTTGTTACCACAAATGGAACAAATGCTTACCAAGGGTTTTGAGCAAGAACCGGATTGGGAAGGCCTCAGAGAGGTTGATCCGATTGCTTACCTAACTGAGCGTGACAAGTGGAATGAAAGACAAAAAACAATCCAATCTGTCAAAAAACAAAAAGAAGAGCTACAGCAAAAACAATTCCAAGAACAACAGGAAAAGCTTGCTGAAGTTGTTCAAGAAGGCAGAAAAAAATTGTTAGAGTCTATTCCTGAGTGGAAGGACGACACAATCAAGGCAACCGAAGAAAGGGCTATCGTTGATTATGGAGTCAATAAACTAGGCTTTTCACCCGAGGAAATGGGCCAAGTGTATGACTATAGGATTTTACTTATGGCAAGAAACGCATGGCTTTATGACCAAGCTAACGAAGCAGTTAAAAAGAAACCAGTGCAAAAGGCTAAAAGCCGAGTAGCTAGACCTGGTGCTGCAAATGTTCCTAAGACAACAAGCGCTATTAAAAAAGCAAAACAAAGGTTGGCCAAATCTGGAAAAGCTTCGGATGCGGCTAGTGTATTTGAACAAATAATTTAAAAAGGAAATAACAATGGCTAAGGTAACAAACGCCTTTGACACATACACAGCGACTGCTGACAGAGAGGACCTAAGTAACATAATTTACAATATCTCTCCTATGCAGACTCCTTTTATGTCGTCAATAGGCACACGAAACGTCAAAAACGTAGTTTTTGATTGGCAAACAGAATCGCTTCCTACACCAAGCGCAAGTGGTGAACTAGAAGGTTTTGAACTTTCAAGATCATCTTCAACCGCTACTGTAAGAGCGAGCAACGTATGTATGATCTCAAAAAGAGATGCAACAGTAACAGGCTCTCAAGAGAGTTCAGACCCAGCAGGTAAGAGATCAGAAATGGCTCACCAGCTTGCTATTATGTCTAAAGCTCTTAAGAGAGACATGGAAGAGGCTCTTTGTCAAAAGGGTGCTAAAACAACTGGTAATGCGACAACTGCTCGTGTAACTGGTGGTTTTGAATCTTGGATCACTTCAAACGATTCAAGAGGAACTGGTGGTGCTTCAACTGGATCAGGTGCAGCGCCTACCGATGGTACTCAGAGAGCTCTTACTGAAACTCTTCTTAAAGACGTACTTGAACTAGCTTTCTCTAATGGTGGTGAGCCATCATTGGCTATTTGTGGACCACATAACAAACAAGTTATCTCTGGTTTCACAGGTAGATCATCTGCTAGACAATTTGTAGATGCAGACACTGTAGAAGCTTCAGTATCTATCTATTCATCTGACTTTGGTGAACTCAAAATCGTTCCATCAAACAGATCAAGAGAAAGATCACTTCTTCTAGTTGATCCTGACTTTGCAAAAGTTGCTTACTTAAGAAATTTCCAAACAGTAGATATTGCTACTATTGGAGACGCACAAACAAAAATGATCGTAGTTGAGTATGGACTAGAAGTGTCCAACGAAGCTGCTCATGGTGTTGTTGCAGACTTAAGCACTTCCTAATTATTAGGATATGGGGCTGGATTTTCTGGCCCCATTTTTTATGAATAAGCAAGACATACTAAAAGCTTATCAAGAAAGCTTAAATGGAGAGCTTTCAAAACTTACTTTAGATTTAGAAATATATCTAAACAATCCAACATCAATTCCAGAACACACAAGTTATAGTCAATACCTAGACGATATTGTTAAGCAAATTGCCGAAATCAATGATAAAATTAAAGTCACGGATTTTTTAATAAAACAATATGGCTAGACGAACAATTATTGATCACAAAACTGGTTTTACTAACGAGTTTGCTACAGAGGATGATAAAGTTATTTATCACACCACCCAAGATGTTGCTCCGGTTATAGAGCACTGCAAAGTATTAGCAGACAATAAACCAGGTAAAGATTTACGTCATGTTGCAGAAGTGCCCTTGGTGATCTATCAGAGAGCCTGTAGAGAGGGCTGGGCGAATGACATGAAAGAATGGAAGAAGTGGTTAAATAATTCTGATAACAAAGTCTTTAGAACATGGCAAGGTAAACTATGACATACGCAGAGCTTAAAACTAACATAGCTAATTATCTAAACAGATCAGATTTAACTTCTGAAATAGATATATTTATTGATAATACTGAAGCTGAACTTAATCGTAAACTTAGAGTTAAAGAGATGATTAAGCGAGCAACCGCTACAGCAGACGGACAATATTTATCAGTACCTTCTGATTGGCTAGAAGCCATCAACATTGAAATTACATCCAATGACTTTAGACCATTGATGCAAATGTCTATTGAATCACTTGATGTGTATAGAAAATCAATTAATAACAAAACTGGTCAACCAATCTATTACGCATTAGTTGACGATACAATCGAACTTGCACCTACCCCTGACAGCAGTTATACATTACAATTAACATACTTCGGAAAGATAGATGCACTTTCTGATTCTAATACATCTAACTTTGTGTCTAATACACATCCAGATGTTTACTTATATGGATCACTAAAACACGCATCGGTTTTTTTGATGGAAGACGAGAGAGCACCTTTATTTAATGCTCAGTTTGAAAATTCTCTTGAAGAAATGAGATTACAACAAGAAAAGGCTGAGTTTGGTAAAGGATCATTGGTTCAAAGAAGAAGAACTTATGGCAAATCTCGTAAAAACGTACATTATTGGAGTAATAACTAGGAGAAATAAATGGCTGGATTTAGCGATTATTTAGAAGACAAAGTATTAGATCATGTGTTTGGCGGCACAGCTTACACAGCACCATCTACACTTTATGTGGCTTTATATACTGTAGCACCAACCGATACAGGTGGTGGTACTGAAGTTTCAGGTGGAGCTTATGCAAGACAAACTGCTACATTTAACGTATCAGGTACTGATCCCACAACAGCAACCAACGCTGCTGCGATTGAATATCCAACTGCAACCGCAGACTATGGAACAGTTGTAGCTGTAGGTATTTTAGATGCCTCAAGTTCTGGTAACTTACTTGCTTATGCAAGTTTGACTGCTAACAAAACTGTATCTAGTGGAGATGTATTCAGATTTGATGCTGGCGATTTAGATATCACATTAGCATAAGACAATGGCCTCAGTAGGCTACGGTCAATATACCTACGGGAAGTCCCATTATGGAACTCCCGTTTATCATTTTGGTGCAGCTACCGCATCGCAAACTTCTGGTTTTACTGCTGAATCTTCTGTAAAAAGATTCGGTAGTTCTACCATTGCTGCTTCTTCAGGATTTACTTCTACTGCTACAGTAATAAAACTTGCTACAGCAACTTCAGCGCAAACTTCAGGATTTACTTCAGTTGGTCATGTAATAAGTCTTGGCGCATCAACCATATCAGCAGTTTCTAGTGCTTCAGCTATAGGACGACAAATAGATCGTGGATCAGCGACTATAGCTCAAACATCTAGTGCAACTGCAACAGGCAGACAGATTGATCGTGGTACAGCCACAATCGCAGGTGTCAGCAGTATGTCTGCGGTTGGTACACAGATAGATAGAGGCGCATCTACTATTGCAGGAACAAGCAGTATGACTGCTACAGGGGTGCAAATTGACCTAGGTTCTGCAACCATCGCTGGTGTTTCTAGCATGACCGCTACAGGAACTCAGATTGATAAAGGTGCATCCATTGGCCCTGTAATATCAAACATGACTGCCACAGGCAGATTTACAGTTACAGGCAATGCGACTTGTGCTGAAACTTCAGGATTTACTGCAATCGGCAGACAAATCGACAGAGGTACAGCAACACTAGCACAAACAAGTAGTTTTTCTGCGATTGGTAGTTTAAAATGGACTGATATTGTTGTTCCCTCTGATACATGGACAGATCAAACAGTCACAACAACTTGGACGGATGTATCGAATCCGTCAACATCATGGACAGAGAAAGATAAACAAGAAGCAGCTTAAAGGAAAGATTTATGGCAGATACATTTACTACTAACTTAAACCTAACCAAACCAGAGGTCGGTGCATCCACCGATACCTGGGGTACAAAGATTAATAATGACTTAGATACAGTCGATGGTCTATTTAGCTCTACTGGAACTTCAGTAGCGATGAACCTAGACGGAGCAGTTATTGATAGCTCTGTCATTGGTGGGACAACTCCCGCAGCAGGTACATTTACAACGCTTACTGCTAATACTTCTATCACAGGTACATTAGCTACTGCTGCTCAACCTAATATTACAAGCGTAGGTACTCTTACAGGTTTTACTTCAACAGGTATTGATGACAATGCTGATGCAACAGCGATTACCATAAACTCGTCTGAACAAGTTGGGATTGGACAAACTTCACCTGACACGCTTTTGCATTTAACAAAACCTTCAGAAAATGCTGATGTTGATTTTATAAAAATGCAAATGTCAGGTTGGGCAGGAAGTGCAGGTCAAGTTAAAAATATTGCTTGGTCAGATGGTACAAATGTTGCAGCAATAGGAACAGAATTTACTACCAATAAAGTAAATATGCACTTCCATTCTTTTTATAATGGTGGTTATACAACAGAAACCACTAAGCTAGTCAGCATACTTGGAGACGGAAAAGTTGGGATTGGAACTTCAAGTCCTGCAAGAAGTCCATTACATTTAGCCACAAGCGGAACTGATTACTGTCAACTACACATGACAAATGGAACTTCAGGTAGCACATCTTCAGATGGCTTAACATTATTTACTAATGGTACTGATACAGGCTTAATGCAAAGAGAAAATAGCTACTTGTTATTTGGAACAAATGATACAGAACGCATGAGGATTGATAGTTCAGGCAATGTAGCAATCGGTGCTTCAGGTGCTTTTGGTACAACATCTAACAGAACAGTTTTATCAGTTAATGGTACAAGCTCTGCAACCATTAATATTGGTACGGGGGGTGGACAAAAAGCATTTCTATTCACTGAAGGCTCTTATGTACGATTATCAACTTTAAGCTCTTTACCTTTAACATTTGGTGTTAATGATGTAGAACGCATGAGGATAGTGTCTAGTGGGGAAACATGTATAGGAACTACAGGGGGTTTTGGTGGTGCAAAGCTCTGTGTAAATTCAAATAATGCAGGCGGTATTGTTAATGGTACTAATGTTGGTAATGGATATAGACTTTACAGACACGTTGCTAGTTCAGGAATCCATGAATTTGGAAGCACTGCAAATATAGCGTATCTGTCTAATGCAGGTGCTTGGACAAATGCTTCAGATCTAGCTTACAAAAAAGATATAGTAGATACACAATATGGCTTAGACACTATACTAAGTCTACAACCTAGAGATTTCACTTTAAAAGTTGATGAATCATCTGATACTGGATTTATTGCTCAAGAACTTGAAACTGTTCTACCACAATTCGTAATCGGTGATGAAGGGCATAAAAATGTGAATTACGCACAACTTACAGCAGTATTGACCAAAGCAGTACAAGAACTTAAAGCAAAAAATGATGCTCTTGAAGCAAGAATAGAAACATTGGAGAACGCATAATGGCAATTTCATATACTTGGGATGTAAAAACTGTGGACACTTATCCTAGCCACACAGACGATAACTCAAATACTCAAAGTGATGTTATTTATAACGTGCATTGGAGATTAATTGGTGAAGATGATGCAAATAATGATGCAGAAGGAAATCCACAACTGGCTTCTGTTTATGGTTCTATCAAATTAGATGTATCAGATTTATCTAGCTTTACAGCTTTTGATTCTGTTACCTCATCAACTGTTCAAGGTTGGGTTGAATCAGCCTTGGGAAGTGATAAAGTCACATCCATAAAATCAAACATTGATGCACAAATCGCAGAAAAAGTAACACCAACAACAGAAACTAAAGTTATTGGATCATAAGTGAATGGCACTCATTCCAGTTACTCCACCCGCAGGCATAGTCAAAAACGGAACTGACTATGGCAACAAAGGCCGTTGGGTTGATGGGGATTTAGTTCGCTTTGAAAATGGCTACCTAAAACCTATTGGTGGCTGGGAAAAACTTAGAAACACAGCACTTACAGGCGCACCCATTGGGATGTACGCCTATTCAGATAATGCTGGTGATCCTGTTTTAGCAGTTGGTACAAGAGAAAAAGTCTATGTCTTATATGACAATACATGGACAGATATTACACCTTCAGGCTTTGTTAATGATGCAAGTGCTGATCCTTTAGGATTTGGTGCATATACTTATGGTTCAGAAGATTATGGCGATGCTAGAAGTCAATCTGGACTACCTTTAAAAACAGGTCATTTCTCATTCAGTAATTGGGGTGAAGATTTAGTTTTCTGTTTCTCAGGCGATGGTAAGATTTATGAATGGTCGCCAAACTCAGGCGGTACACCCGATACTATAGCAACCGCAGTTACCAATGCACCCGTAGGCAACCAAGCAACCATCGTTACTAATGAAAGACATTTAGTTGCGATTGGTTCAGCAAGTGATCCAAGAAAAGTAGCATGGTCAACCAGAGAAGATCGTAATACTTGGACATCAAAAGCAACCAACACCGCAGGTGATTTACAAATCCCTA